CTCCAGGCTTAACGGCTGATGCTATTACAGGTTTTGTAACAATTGGCCAAACAGCAACAGGTTCTGCTCAAGGCTCACAAACAACACCTACAGACGTAAATGTGTACTCAACATCTACAGCTAACTATGGTCCTACATTGCCAGCAACAGCACAATCAGGTGACAGCTATTTCGTTGCTAACAATACAGCTAACTCAATGAATGTATGGCCTCCAGTTGGCGGTGCAATCGGTTCAGCTTCAGCTAACGCAGCATTAGCAGTTCCAGCAGGTAAAGCAGCAAAATTTGTATCAATCAGTTCAGGTAACTGGTTTGCAATCGTATCAGCTTAATTAATCAAAAGGAAATCTAAATGGAAAACCAGACTACTCTGGATGAACCAATTAGCCTTCGAGATACAATCGAAAATGCTATTGAATCAACAGAACCAGCAGTAACAGAAAATACGACCTCACACGAAGCGACAGAAAGCGTTAAAAGCGAACGACCAAGGGATGAGTCAGGGAAGTTTGCAAAAACCTCACAGCAGAGCGAGGCAAGCGTTACAGAGGCATCTGATGATAATTATGAGCAAGAAGAAGTAAAAGTTGAAACAAAACCTCGTCCTAGTTCATGGAAAAAGGATTATGAGGAACATTGGGGCAAATTAGACCCTACTTTGCAGGATTATATTCAGCAACGTGAAGCTGATTATGCAAAAGGTGTATCAACTTATAAAAACCAATGGGATATGGCAGCTCCAATCGTTGAAGCTATCCGTCCTTTTGAACAAACGCTAAAACAAAACAACATAGACCCTGCAAGATGGATTTCTCAATTAGGAAATGCACACTCACAGTTAGTTTATGGTTCGCCAGAGCAAAAGCTTCAAATGTTTGCTCAATTAGCGAATGATTATGGTGTTAATTTAGGTCAATTGACAGGTCAAACAGGATATGACCCTCAATTCTCACAGTTAGCTCAAGAGTTAAATCAAATTAAGAATCAATGGACGAGCTTCCAATCTCAACAAGAGATGCAAGAGCAAGCCCAATTGCAGAATGAGATTGCATCTTTCAAAGATGACAAGCCTTATTTTGACGAAGTGCGTGAAACCATGGCTGGATTACTCCAAAGCGGAATGGCAAACGACCTTCAATCAGCTTATGACAAAGCTATCCGATTAAACGATGATGTATTTCAGAAAGTAAGTGCAACACATGCACAAAAATCTGAAGCAGCTCAACGAGAAAAGGTAGCACAAGCCAAAGCAAAGGTACTTTCACCTAAATCAACAACGCCTACAGCGTCAGCGACCAATGGTGGTAAGTCCGCAAGTTCCGCACGTGAAGCTATCATGCAAGCCATGGAGCAACATTCAAGCGGTTTAATCTGACAATAAATAAGGAGTGACATTATGGCATTTGCCAATTCAACCGTGTCAGACATTATTGCAACTACCATTCAAAGTCGTAGTGGCAAATTGGCTGACAACGTAACACTAAACAATGCGGTTCTAGACCGTTTACGCAAACGTGGTAACGTACGCCCATTCTCTGGCGGTAACGTGATTCTTGAAGAAATCATGTACAACGATACTAACACTAACAACACTAACTCATACAGCGGTTACGAGACATTGAACATTGCGCCTAACAGCCCAATTTCAGCAGCTCAATTCCCTATCGCTCAATATGCTAGTGCTGTTACTATCTCTGGCCTTGAAATGTTGCAAAACAGTTCAAAAGAAGCAATCATCGACTTGTTAGAAGGTCGTGTTCAAGTTGCTGAAGGTCAATTGCTTAACCGTATCCAAACTGACATCTACGGTGACGGTACTGGTAACGGTGGTAAAAACTTGACAGGCTTGGCTGCTGCTGTAGCTGATAGCCCATCAACAGGCACTTATGGTGGTATTAACCGTGCTACATGGTCTTTCTGGCGTAACCAAGCGTTCTCTGGCGTGACTAACGGTGGTGCTGCTGTTTCTGCTGCTAACATTCAATCTTACATGACACAATTGGCTATCAAGCTAGTTCGTGGTCAAGATAAGGCTGACTTAATCGTAGCTGACAACAACTACTATTCACTATATGTAAACTCATTGCAAGCTATCCAACGTGTAACTTCTGCTGAAGAAGGCGCTGCTGGTTTTGCTTCATTGAAATTCTACGGTGGCGGTACATCTGCTGACGTTGTACTAGGTGGCGGTATTGGTAACCAAGCAACTGCAAACCACATGTGGTTCTTGAACACTAACTACATTTACTTCCGTCCACACACAGACCGTAACTTTGCTCCTATCGGTGGCGAACGTCAATCTGTAAACCAAGACGCTGTAGTGAAATTGATTGGCTGGGCTGGTAACATGACAAGCTCTGGTCCTCAATTCTCTGGCGTTCTAACTGCTTAAGGAGATATAACATGGCATATTCAGTAACCCCTATCTCTGGCGTAGACCTTACCTCTGCTGTTCCTACTAACCTAGCTCAAGATGGCTCAACATTAATTCCTACAATGGGTCCATTGGGTAATGAAGTGTTTGGTTCAGATGGCTTGCGTTATGTATTAGCAAAAGCTGGTAACACGTTTACTGCTGGTGAAACATCAGTATCAATCAACACTACTACTTTTGTAGCAACTTCAACAGGTGGCGCTTATATCGCTCCTGCTGTAGCTCTTGCTTCAGGTCAGTACGGTTGGTTCGGTAAAGCTTCAGTTTAATCGCTGATTAATCCTCATCCGCAAGGGTGAGGGTTTCACTAGGCTTTCTATGAGAGTTTAGTGCAACCCTTAACAACTTTGGACCACTCCAAAAAGGATAATCAAATGTATCAAACTGACGTAAATAACCCAGATTCACGACTTAATGTAAAGTTTTATCAAAAAGCAATTAACAATGAGTTTAAAAGCGCTTTAGAAGGCCGTCCTATCATGGAAATGAGGGACTTTATCATCATTGAAGTGCCAGGCAATAATCTTTCTGTCATTGACACTTTTGCAGCAGATGAACACAAAACTCGCTTTCCTATTCAATGGGCGAGATACCAAAACGAAAAAACTGATGGCGATATAGAAGGCACATTACTTCACGATTGGCCTATCTTAAATGCAGCAGTAGCTGCTGAATTAAAACACTTTAAATTTTACACAGTAGAACAAGTAGCACAAGCTTCTGATGCTCAATTAAATACATTGGGTATGGCAGCAGGTATGTCACCACTTGCGCTACGTGACAAAGCAAAAGCTTATCTCTCTGGTGCAAAAGATACAGCATTAGTACAACAACAAGCAGACGAGCTTCGTAAGCGTGATGATGAACTAGCTGCATTAAAAGCGCAATTAGCAGAGTTAGCTTCAAAAATGAATCAACCCAAAGCCACACCTAAAAAGGCCAAGGCAGAGGAAACTATTTCAGAGTAAAATGTTCTAATGTTTTGGCTAGGTTCGCCACCGAAAAGACAGCTATCCACTGTCCTGCCAAAACTTCTTTATTGGATATTTGAAAGGGATTTCAGATGATACAACAAGAACTCAAAGATTTACTTCATTACGACCAAGATACAGGCATTTTTACTTGGCTTAAAAACAATAAAATTGCAGGAACTTTGCATCACAAAGGTGCATATCAAATAGCAATTAATAAAAAAATATATTTAGCTCACAGGCTTGCATGGCTTTATATGTATGGTGAATGGCCAAATATAATTGACCACATAAATGGCAATCCTGCAGACAATAAAATAATTAATTTAAGAAATGTAACAACGCAACAAAATAATTTTAATAGAAAATTTACTAGCAATACTTCTGGAATTAAAGGAGTTTGTTGGGATAAAAATAGATGTAAATGGAAAGCATCTATTATGCTAAATAAAAAACAGATAAATTTAGGTAGATTTACTGATTTGAATGAAGCAAAGTTGGCAGTAGAGTCTGCCAGAATTAAATATCATGGCGAATATGCCAATCATGGATAAATAAAGGATTCTCATGGCATCAACTTTACTTCAATTAGTTCAGCAAGCTAGTGCGGAGATGGGTTTAGCTGTCCCTAATACGGTAGCTGGTAACAGTTCTTATGATGTTACACAAATGTATTATTTAATTAATGCAGCAGGTAATGAATTAGCTCGTGAATACCCTTGGGAAGCGTTGAATACAGAATACGATTGGTACTCACAATATACACAATCTAACGGTGCAATTGCAGCAGGTTCTTATACAATTACAGGCGTAGATGCTGCTACTGTAAACTTTATTAATGCTCGTGGCGCTACAAACTTTCAAGTTCAAGGCTTGGGCGTTATTCAAAGCACAGCCGTTGTATCTGCATTAGGAACAACAGTAACGATTAATAGCGCTGCAACAGGCGCAGGTTCTGGTCAATATACATTTGGTCAAGTTAAATATACTTTGCCAACAGGATTTGACCGTATTACAGACCGTACACAATACGATAAGTCTAAACGCTGGGAAATGTTGGGACCTGAAACACCTCAACAATGGCAATGGCTAAAATCATCTTACATTTCAACTGGTCCACGTATCCGTTGGCGTATTATGGGTCAAGAGTTTCAAATTTGGCCTTTAACATCTACAAACGAATATTTAAGCTTTGAGTATATTTCATCATATTGGGCTGCATCAGCATCAGGAACTCCTCAAGCGCAGTTTGTTCAAGATAGTGATACATGTATTTATCCTGACCGATTAATCGTATTAGGATTGAAAAAGAAATACTTTGAAGTTAAAGGCTTTGATACAACAGCCTTCCAACGTGATTATGATATGCAACTTAACATCGCTAAAGCTAATGATGCAGGTTCACCAACATTATCAATGGCCCCAAGAACAGCCAATGTATTAATTGGTTGGGAGAACATTCCCGATGCCAATTATGGGAGTTAATAATGGCTATTGCTAAAAGGGCTGTATCACAGTCAGTATCATTGCCAGCTCCTGTAGGTGGTTGGAACGCACGAGATTCATTAACATCTATGCAGCCTAATGAGGCTGTTATTCTTGAAAATTGGTATCCTGCAACAACAGAAGTAATTTTGCGTAATGGCTATGTAAAATCATCAACAGGGTTACCAGGACAAGTAGAAACGCTCATGGCATACGCTGGAGCAGCTTCTAACAAGTTATTTGCAATTTCTGGTGGTAACGTATACGACTGCTCTGTTGGTGGTGCTGTAGGCGCTGCTGTAGTATCAGGATTGACTAATTCACGTTGGGGTTATTGCAACATTGCAACCTCTGGCGGTAACTTTTTGTCAATGGCAAATGGTATAGATGCACCACGTAACTTTGACGGTACAACATGGACTACACCTACAATTACAGGTGTTACTGCAACAACATTGCAAAATCCTGTGTTATATGCACAACGTCAATTCTTTATTCAAAAAAACAGCCTTAAAGTATGGTATTTGCCTGTAGATTCTATTGCAGGTGCAGCAGCTCCTGTTGATGTAGCGCCTTTTATGACTAAAGGTGGCTATATTGTAGCTCATGGTACATGGACGATTGATGCTGGTAATGGCGTTAATGACCACTATGTTATCGTGACAAACAAAGGTCAGGTAATTGTTTATCAAGGTTTAGACCCAACAAGTACATCTACATGGTCAATGGTAGGTGTATGGGATTTAGGTGGTCCAGTAGGTGCTAGAAGTCTTTATAAATACGCTGGTGATATGTTGCTTATCTCACAAGATGGCGTAGTACCAATGTCTGCTGCATTACAATCATCTCGCATCAATCCTAAAGTTGCAATTACTGATAAAATTCAGTATGCAATTTCAGATGCTGTTACAAATTATGGTAGTAACTTTGGTTGGCAACTTCTTTACGTGCCTACAATTAATCAATTATGGTTAAACGTACCAATTCAAGAAGGCATCAATCAGCAACAATATGTAATGAACACGATTACAGGTGCTTGGTGCAACTATACAGGCTGGAACGCTAACTGTATGGAATTGTATAACGACCAACCTTACTTTGGTGGCAATGGCTTTGTAGGTCATGCTTATTATGGCTTATCTGACGATGTAAATAACATTACAGGCACTGCATTGCAAGCATTTAATAACTTTAATAATGCTGGTACTTTGAAGCGTTTTACAATGTCACGCCCTATCTTTAGAACTGATGGTCAACCTTCTATTTTTGCTGGCGTAAACATTGACTTTAACACTGATACACCAACAGGTTCACTTACTTATACACCTAACTCTTATGCTAAATGGGATTCTGCAACATGGGATGCTTCAGCATGGGGTGGTGGCTTATCAGTATTGCAAAACTGGCAAGGTATTAACGGTGTTGGTTACTATGGCGCACCAATTGTTAAGACTGCATGTTCTGGTATTCAAGTACATTGGGTATCAACTGACCTCGTTATCGAGGGAGGAGCTATCTTGTAATGCGTAAAATAATCATCGGGCAAAAAGAAAGAGTCAGTGATTTCATTGTTGCTCAAGGTGCTGGTAAAGCTTATTTTAATTATGAAGCAATTGGCATTGAAGAAGATGGTGAATTAATTGCTGGTGTAGTGTATGACAGTTATGAAGAAAATGCTCGGTGCGCTATGCACTGTGCAGGTATTGGTAGACGTTGGTTAAATAGACAGTTTTTATGGATGGTATTTGACTATCCTTTTAATCAACTAAACGTCAATGTCATTGTTAATACAGTTTCATCAAACAATAAAGATTCAATAAGATTTACAGAGCATTGCGGATTTAAAGAAGCAACAAGAATTACTGGTGGTTGTTACGATGGTGATTTAATTATTTACACACTTTATAAAAAAGATTGCAAGTGGATAGGGCTAAAACATGAAACATAAATTTATTCAATTAAGACTACAAGGCGTACGTGACCCATTTATGTCTATGGCTAATGGTGGTGGTAAATCTGATGCGCCAGCACAGCCTGACTATGTAGCTGCTGCCAATGCTACTGCTCAAGGCAATCTTGCTAATACTCGTTTGCAATTAGCTGCTAACCGTGTAAATCAAAACACTCCTACAGGTTCATTAA